TCGTACTATCCGTACAGTATACACCGTATGTCCAAAAAATTACCCCCTCCGTGTCCAATTTTAGTTTACCACTTCAGTTTACTGTTTATACTGTTTATGTAGGGTTCGTTTTTCGAACCCTTGGGGGGGTGCTATGGGTTCGTTTTTCGAACCCTTAGGGTTAGATTTTCGAACCCTTGGCTCTGTTATGGGTTCGTTTTTCGAACCCTTGGCGGTGGTTATGGGTTCGTTTTTCGAACCCTTGGATGCATCATCGTACAGCTGTATGAGATGGTATCGCGTCTTCATCTTGTGGCCCGGGTCGACGGATCGGATGAATCCCTTCTTCTCGAGCTCTCGTCTGGCGTCAATGATGGTCTTTTTCCATCGCATCCCCAGCTCACGCATCAGCTGTGAATTTGCTACCTCGAACCATTCGGGCCACTTCAGCTGATTGGCAATCAGGAACAACCGCAGGTACATAGCCTGTTCCCTGGCATTGAGCACGCCGATGCTCTTCTCGCCGAACGCATTCAGTTGTCTGACGTAGTTCATTGACGTGCCTCCTCAGCTTACAGATTCAGGTTGCCTTCCTCATTCAGGATCTCGCCGGTCTCTGGGTCAACGCGCTTCTCTCCCTCCGACTGCTCCTCGTCATAGTCGGCATCGATGGTCTCATACCCGGTCTCGTTCGGCGTGTCGAGGATGTCCGCCGTCTTCTCGGTGTAGTGCTTGATGGACTCGTCGGCGGCCACGGCTCGGACGAAGTCGGTCGCCATCGGCGCGTACTTGAGCACCTTCTTGATGACGGTCTTCTTGGCCATCTCATCGAAATTGGTCGACCACGGCGAGAACCCCTTGCCGGCCGCCTTGCTGAACTGGTGCATGTGCGCCTTGATGTCGTCCATGCTCATCACAGCAAAGCCGCTGCCGCCGTCCTTCGTATGGTAGACGGCATAGTAGAGAATGACCGGCCCGCGATCCGTGAGCGCTGGCACGTGGCGGAGCTTCGGCTCGAGACCGAGCTCATACTCGAACGTATCGTTCTCATGTACCTCATGCGCCTGCAGATCCTTGCCGCCCGAGCGATAGAAGAGCGCCAGCAGGCCCTTATAGCCGATCTGGAACTGGCACTCGAGCTGGCCGTGGTTGCGGTATGGGATGAGGTAGGCCTGCCCGAGTGGGGTATTCGGCTCGAGACCGAGCTGTGCCGCCTGCATCATCGCGCCGAGGAAAGACGGCGGCGTGCACTCCTGCAACTGGTGATTCGACGAGAGCGCCGTCAGCACGATGCGCGTGAAGCGCTCCGGCGTCAGCACCGTTGGCAGGGCCTTGCCGATCTGCGGGAGCATGCTCATAACAAGGGACTGCAGCCCCTTGTTGCTCCCCGCCTGCTGGACCTCATTCTTCTTTGCGGCGATGATGCCGCCCTTGGTGGATGCCATAATAATCAATCCTTTCTGAATCATGCAATGCGGAAAACGCGGATCGGCTTGCCGACCTTGCTGTAAGCATCAAAAATGTCGGGATGGTCGGCCTTCAGGCGCTTGCTGTCGATAGACGTGCGCCCCTTCTGCGTCTTCCATGTGATGCGGCCGCCCTCATCCTCCGTGCCCCAGACAGCCGTCTCGTGGTCGCCCATGAGCTCCTTCAGCCGGTTCTTGCTCGCCGCGATCTTCGCATCGAGCTCCTTCTTCTGCGCCTCGAGCTGACGGATAGCCTCGACCTCGGCCACCGCCCAGGACGGCAGCTCAATGCTCTCCGCTACACCGCCACGGAAGCGCTCTGCCAACGCCTCGGTGCAGGATGCCGAGCCGTCCACCTCGGGCGGCACACGGTCGGCGACGCACTTCCAAAAGGCCTGCTCCATCTCGAGCAACGTCTGGATATCCTCCTCGTTGCGCTGAATCGTCTTCCATACGTAGTGCTGCCCGCCCACCAAGCAGGCGATGTACCAGACCGGCAAGCCCGTCACGAGCATGTAGTGCTGGCACTGGCAGTAATAGCTTGCCGGCACCTCGTCGCCTTCCCAGAGGGACGCCTTGAAGCCGTTGGCCGTCTTGCACTCAAGACCTGCCTTCTCGCCTGCCACCATACGATCGACATTCGCGAAAAGGAACGGATGCACCTCATCCTGCACCATACCGTGGCGGCGGACCCTCTTGCCCGTCTGGCGCGTGAACTCCTGCGCCACGACATCCTCGAGGCGGTTCCCCCAGTAGACCGGCTCACGGTCCGAGATATCCTCCGGCACGACCTGCCCCGTCTTCTCCAGCCAGAGCTCGTACTTACTCTTCCAAGGATTCAGCCCCACGATCGTGCCGGCATCACTGCCACCGATGCCCTGCGTGCGCATCTTGAGCCATGCGGCACGATCCTGCATCTCATTGACCGTCATGATTATCTTTGTTGACATGATCTTTCCCCCTTACCGCAAAACCTCTTTCCATCTCAACCCTCCCACTCCTTCTCGATCTCGATGTCTACGTCGCGGTCGTGCGGCATGCGGTTCTCCAGCAATACCGTCTCCGCCTCTACCTGCCGACGCGGCCCCGTGATACAGAGCGTCACGTAACGGATCGCGTAGTCCTCGCGCTCATCGCGTGCATCCGCGGCGGCCTCCGCCTCCCAGTCGATCTCCTCTAGCGTCATTGTCTTGCCCTCCTGCCTGACTCCCGGATACCTTCCCGCCATGCTTCCATGGCTTTCGGATCGTCGCGAACTTTTTTATGGTGCCGCCTCTCGATGAGGACGAGCTCCAGGCGGCACCGCCTTTTCCCGTCCTTCGATGGTTCGTTGACGCGGCGGCGGTATGCTGCCGTGAGCATGTACTGCACGGTGTCTCGTTTGATATGCCGGGCACGGGCGATCTCGTCGAGCGTCCCGTCCATGATGTTTTCTTCGCCCTTGTAGAGGGCGTAGATGTTTTCATTCCGGCAGGCTCTTCCCCCTGCGTTCATATTGTATTCCTCCCTTTTCCCTGCTATAATGCAGGGGATCACTTTGTGTTTCTTTTTATCATGGCCGCCCGAAAGGCGGCTTTTTTCTTTGCCCGCTCTTTGGCCTCCTCCGCTTCCCGCGCGGGGTTGCGCGGCACGCGGAGGCGCGGCTCCTGGAGCGCGTAGATTCCCTTCGCACCGCCGTTCGGCGCGAGAATGCTCTTGTCGACCGGGCCGAGGAGCTTGTCGAGCTCGTCGAGTTCTTCTTTTGTCGCTTGCCGCACGCGGCACTTCCCCGGCGCGACGGTGCCCGCGCGGTTTGTGACCACGATGAGGCGCGAGGGGTCGACGTTTGCTGTGTAATATTTCGTCATGGCCGCACCGCCCCGATCTGCATCGCTGCCAGGCCGAGCAGGCCGATGGTCACGAGCACGCGCCCGACGATTTGCCAGCCGTAGTTTGTGAGCCACGGCAGGCCGTATTTCTTGATTCGCTCCATCCTTTTCCCTCCTACATCGTGATTTCCAGGTCGCACTCATCCTTGAGCGCCTTGATGATGTCTTTCTCACCAAGCAACTTCATGTTCATCGCGTCGGCGAGCTCATTGATCTCATCGGTCATCCGCATGAGTCGCTTATTGCCGAAGCCGAACTTATCATGCAGCACCCAGAGCACCATGAGCAGGCGCGTATTTACGGCTTTCTCCGCGGCGTCGCGAGCGCCTTTCCGGTACATCTCCTGCGCGAAGTACTCCACATCGCCCAGCGTCCGCAGTACCGGCGTGTGGCGCTGGATATTGCGCAGGGCCTCCGGCATTGGTTTCCGTCCCATCTACTCAACTCCTTCCAACAACAAGCACTCCAGCACACCCTCGAGCATGTCGCGCCACTCGTTGACAGTCTGCGGAGTAGCACAGCGCTTCAGCTCCATATCCGCCATGACATCCCGAACTTTGAGCACTGCACGCTTCCGCGCCCAGTCACCCTTTTCCAGGGCATGGAGTAGCTCCAAGAATATCTTCGCCTCCGCTTGTCTTTCCGTCATGCGCCGTTCAAAGCGCCGCCCGCGCTTCGTCTTGTGTTCCATTGCTCTCATCACTTAAACACCTCTTTCAAGAATGCGTACCCGAGGAAACTCAGCCACCCCAGCACCCCCAGGAAACAAAGCGCTTCCTCGATCACCTCCCGCGCAAGCCAGAGAAATCTTCGATCATCACGCTGGTTCTTTCTCAGCTTCTTCTCCATTAACGTCACCCTTCACACCTCCTTTTCGTGTCGTTGCCAGACTCTGCAGATCACTGAGCCAGAACTTCATCCGCTCGCTCCCCGGCGTGTAGTACGCCTTGAGAAGCCCATCCTTGACATACTGATAAACCGTCCCCCGGCTGACCGCCAGGACCTTCGCCGCCTGCGCCACGAGCACGAGGCAGTCCGTGCGGATTGGCAGCACCGGCGGTTCCTTCGCCAGCTTCAGGTACTCGATGATCTCCGGCGTCTCCTTGAGGAGCCGCTGGAGCATCTTCCCCTTGGCGACAAAATCATTGAGCTCAGAAAGTTCCATGCCGCTCACCTCATTCCAGTACCACCTTGCTCCCGTTCAGGAACTTGTTGACAAAATAGACCTGCCCCTTGCCCGTGACCTTCGGAGTTTTGTTGACGGTCGTATGACCATCGCTATGCGTGACCACTGTTTCTTTCACGCGGAACAGTTTCATCTCCATGGCTTTCTGCGTCGGCATATTCCAGTCAAGCCCCTTGCGCTTGATGAGATACCCCTTCTCGCGCAGCCATGAGAAGAGGCGTTTCTGCCCGATGTCATGGCCGTTCTGCTTGATGAGCTTCGCGAGGTCGCCGATGAGGATATCCGTTTTGCTGACGCTCACCGCGTCCGCAAAGATTTCTTTGGGGGGGCTGTTGCACGTATCAACAACGTGTAGCAGCCCCTTTTAGTTTGCAAAAAA